GGAGAGAAGCGCTCGAAAAAGATGCCCTTTTCGCTCATATCAATCCTCCCGATTGCATAGAAAAGGGGGCGAGTTGCCCCGCCCCCGTGGGTTTACATTGGGAAATCGCAGATGATTTCCTTGTCGCTGATGTCGCCAGCAATGGCACAGACGTTATCTGTTACATCTGCTGAAACATCCAGCTTGCCGTCTGCTGAACCTGTTGGTGTCAGCGGGTCACCGTCAGCGCCTGCTGTCAGGGCTGCGTTCATGGTTGCCATGCCCTTGATCTGCACCCAGCAATACTGGCCGTCAGTCGGCGCTGATTGCAGAATGCCTGCACCGATCTCAATAGAGTCGGACAGATCAGACGTCACCTTGAACAGCTTGTAGCCGTCCAGTGTGTAGTAGTAGGCGGCGTTACCGCTGACTGCTGCCACGCTTCCACTGCCAGTGTCATACTGGACATATTTGTAGATGCGTGTGCCGTTAGTGTCGTCAACGATGGCACCAAGCTGACCCAACTGAAATTCAGGAGTGTCAGCGACTGCTGTGGGGTCAATCCCCATTACTGCTGCAATGGTCATTACAGTTCCCCTTCCTTTAAGTGTGGATCACGCCTTGGAGAGCGCGGTTCGAACAGGTCAGATTTCCTGACCAGAACATTGGCGTCACCATTGCGTCTTGGTTGACGGACATTTTTGCTTCACCAGGAACAAAGTCACGGGACGCAGCAACTTCCAGACGCAGATAGTCTGTGTTCAGGAAATACATCCGGTCAGTGTTACAAGATGAATCAAACACCACATCGCTGTTCAGATACTGGACACTGGTGAAACCAGAGTTTGCCAGATCGTCACTGGTGATGCGCTGGATGGCCTGAAGGCTACCCAGAAACGCCTTGTAAGCATTTGTGCCAGCCATGATCAGATCAGGGCTGTCTGCACCACGAACCAGTTGCAGATACATATTATTCATATCTGCTTGGACGTTTGAGGTGCTGAACGCGCTTGACGTTGCAGTGGTCTGGACGTTTTGCCAGAAGGTGTAGGTGCTTGAGTTGATGCCACCGACTGTGCCGGTGCCTGCATCAGCCACGATAAGCTGAAGACCACCAACCTCTTTGCCGCTTGATCCTGTGCCATCCGAATAGATCGATGTGGACAGGCTGTTCATCATCGACTTTTCAAGCACGTTAATGCGTGCCTCAAGCAGATTAATGATGGCCTCTGTGCCAGAGTTTTTGACTTGCTCTAGACCAGAAATGGTGACGTTACCTGCAAGCTGGCGGTATTCGTACACGGCAGCCGAAAGCACGTCTGATGGTGAAACATCAAGTGTCTCATAGCCTGAATAGAACTGCACAGTTCCATTGTCGGCATATTCCAATTCACGGACAATATCACGTCCTGTTACAGACGTTTGATTGCCATTCTCGCGCAAGCGCCGCAACAGTGCGTTGTGGTTGCTCACGTTGTCAGAAAGCGTCCGGCTACGATTGCGTAGCGTGGTCGTGACGATTTCTGAAAGATTAGGACTAGCCATTTACTAGCTCCTTCCATTCTCCAGTTGTCGGATTGACGCATTGATTGTGTCACGAATAGACGCATTGGCTGGGAGCGCTGGCGCGGCTGGTGTTGCACTGCCTCTGACTTTTGACCTTGCTGCTTTCTTCGCTTTTTTGACCGCCTCTGTTTTCACACTGTCTTGCGACTGTGCTGCGGCCATTGCCTTGACTTGCTCTTGGCGCAGTTCTGGATCGGCATACACCGCCATCTCATACGCTGTGTTCAAGTCCTTGGCATTTTGGGCACTGATGAGCGTTCCCATCACGCCCCGCACTTTTTCAAAGTGCGGGTGCTTGAGATTGCCGTTGGCATCAGTTTCCGATGCGAATTGGTCAATCAGAGACTGCGTGCTAGCCTCGACCTGGCTTTGCTGCTGTGTCTGTTGATTTTGGATCACGCTAGTAAGCTGGGCAACTTGCTGCTGTAGCGCTTTCACTTGTGGGTCTGCATATTCATCCTCAAGTGCTGGGTCGTTGCCGACTGCACCCACATCCACGCCGTACTGGTTGGCCAACCAAGCAATGGCGCTTTGAGGGTCTTTCCGCAGGTAGTCATGGGCGGCAAGCAGTTGTCGCACCGCTGCCACCTCATCCATGCCAGCGCGTTCAAAGTCACCCTTGAACGGCGCGAACATTTCATCAAACGCCTCGTTGCGCTTTTTAAACTTGGCAACGTCTTGCGTTTTTCGTGTGTAGTCGCCTTCCAAATCCTTATAGCGCTCCATGAACATATGCTGTGCAGCAGGCTCAAGCGCTTCAAATTTAGCGGCAAATTCTTTCGGCCAATGATTTGGCGCGGCCAGCGCCTCTGGTTCAGCGGTGTCTTCCTCTACCGCCTCATCCTCTTCAGCCTCGTCTTCTTCTGCCTCTTCAGGCTCATCTCCAGCCTGCTCATCAGGCTCCGGCGCTTCTGGCAGCGGTTCAGCTTCTTCTGCTGGCTCCTCTGCTTCGGCCTCAAATGATTCTAATGTTTTAGCAAGTGTCTCTGCGACAGTTTCCGGCCTTGCTGGCTGTGCTGGGATGGAGGCATTGGCCTCGACGCCAGCGTCAGTGCTATCAAGCTGCATTTCAGTTTGTGTCATTTGAAAAGATGATTTTGTTCATTCCCTACTTCGACAAAGTTGTTGCGCCGTAAAAACTCACGGTGCTGTGAACGGCTGGTGATCCAGCCACGATCCTTCATGTTCTGGTACGGTTCGATGTCCTTCATAATGGAAACGCCGCCCTTGGGGGCGGCGCTTGCCTTGGGAACGATCTTGCCGTCCCGATATACATATGTGGTCATCGCATCAGCATCCCTGCCGCCACTTGGCGCATGTCCGCATCCATTTTGCGGCGGGGCTTATTGAAGCTGCCAATCGCCTGCATGATTTCAGGGAATATTTTGGAAAGAACACCAGCCAAGGGGCTATCAAGCGCCTCGCGGATGATTTCTTTTTCTTGCTCTGACAGGGCTTGGTACGCCTTGTCAGCCGCTTCCATATCAACTTGCATCATGAGAAATCCGTTGGGTTGCCAAACAGGTTCAGATTTGGTGCGGCCTGATCCGGCATGGTCATGCCGCGTGTTTGCAGCAGATCAACCATGGTGTTGGGGGCATAGCCGTATGGCTGGAACAGGTTGCCTGCACCGCCATATAAGAAATAAGGATTTTGCAAATAATTCACTGCCAGATCGTCAATCTGTTCTGGCGTTGTTGTGCCGGGGTCAACCGGCGCTGGCGTCTGTTGCGGTGCCATCGCTTGCGGCGGCGGCGTATCATCATTGTCGTCCGCTGGCATGGCAAACGGGTTGAACTCTGGCCGACCAGAATACACCGTGCCGCCAAACATGCCGGGGTGTGTCACACCGACAATCTGACCATCATTAAATATTGGTGTGCCGCCAGCGTCTATTTTGCTTTTGACGTTGGCCATGTTTGCGTTGCCGATGCCGGTCAGCGCCGCTGCTAACGGGTTTGGTACTTGTACGTCACCAACGCCCATAGTCGGCATTGGACGCTGTGTGCGATCTGTCAGGTCTTGGTAAGCGGCAGCGCTTGTGAACGCTTCAGGCAGATTGGTGCCGCCACCGCTACGGATATTTCCGGCCTGACGTTCTGCGGCAGCACGCTCTGCCCTTTGAACTTCCGCAACTCCTGCCGCAAGGCCGTCCGATGGGTCGCTGACCATTCCCGCAAAAATATCTCGCGCCTCGTCACTGCCCACCTCTACGTTAGGTGCGGCACGACGGATAATTTGATCTTCCAGCGCTTGCTCACGCGCACGCATTTCCGCTGGATTTGAGCGATCAACATTGTCCTGACCGGCCGTAATAGTGAATGTGTCATCACCCCCGCTGCTGCCGCCATCGCCTTGGTAGCAAATGCGATTTTCAATTAAGTAACTGCGAACCATCCCTTGCCCCTGCTAATACGGTTTGCGCGTCCTAGTACGCCTTCACCAAGGACAGAACGCAGATGTTTGCGGCCTTCCCTGACCATTTCCCTCACGCCGCCATAGGGCGCGATAAAATCAATGAGCCACAGGTTTTCACCAGCCTGCCAATCATTCGGCTGCAACAACCTTGTGCCGTCCCAATAGCCTTGCTGCGCCTCGTCACTAAGCATCGCCCAAGTGACAAATCCGACAGGGTGGCTCTCGACCTCCCAGATGCGGAACTGCTGTAAAGCAACCGGCGGCAAGATCAGGCGGTGGATGTCGTCCACAGTCCAGTTGCAGTGCGCCTCACTCTGACCCATCAGAAAGGTCATCTTGCCGACTGCTTCGGTGTTTTTCATCCGCTTGTCACAACCTTCGCAGCGTCAATCTCCAGCTTTTGCTGCTTGAACGCTGCGTCAGCCGCTGCTTTCTCTTGATCAAGTTGCAGGCGTGCAACCTTTACTTGTGCATCTGCTGCTGCCTGCTGTGTCTGCGCCTGAACCTTTGCGGCCTCTACCTCGACCAGCTTGTCGGCGGGGTTCGGCCCCGGCTGCGGCGCTTGGATGCTCTCTAGGCTTTCTTCCAGATCGCGTGCGCCAGGGAAGGCCCGTGCCGCAAACAGCAGCATCTGTTTTGCCTGGTCAAAGCCGATAGCGCCGCTGGATACCATTGGCCCGATGGCTTGTAGGAACTGCACTGTGGCCGTCAGGAATTCTGTGCGGCTGCGTTGCTCTGATGCGCTGTCCACCGCGCTGGATTCTTCAGTATCGACAGAGATACGATACGAGCGCAGGCGCTCATCACGCATGACTGCGACCACCTCTGGCGCGATCTCAATGCCGGTGATGCGCGAGAGCAGTGACGGCTCCAGATTTTCGACCATCAATTCGGCTTTCAGTTCCATGATCTGGTCTAGGAACTGCTCCACACGCCGCTGCCGGTTCACAAGGCGCATGGCCCCGAACTGGCCCTTGATGCGCTGGGCTGTGGCTGTCTCACGGCTGGCCGTGGTGCCGCGCATGATGTCGCTGATGCCGGTGATCTCGTAGATCGTCTGCACAACGATCTGACGCGACTGATAAAGCTGCGCCAGCGCCTTGATCAGATTGTCCAGCGGTGCCTCTTGCATGACGTTCTGCAAGCCGCCACCGGCCTGCAACATCGCCATGTTGTCTACCGGGACAAACTCGTTGTCAGTGGCGTCAGCCAAGCGCTGCAACTCTTGGAATGATGCGTCATACACGCCGCGCCTTTTCAGCGCGTCAGTCAGGCTGGCAATCCGCTGTGTAATCAGATCAAGTTCAAATAGCTGGTCTTCATATGTCAGGATTTCAGGCACGGGCAGCGTGGTGTCTGTCGTGCTGATGGCATAAAGCGGCTCTGGCATAGGCCAGAAGCCTTCCAGATTGTACGGGTCTTCAAATTCTTCCAGAATGTCATCAAAGTCAGTCGCTATGAAAATCTGCTTCAGGCTGCGCTTGTCCCAGATTTCATAGACTTCAGCCATGTCCGGCATCTGATTGTCATCATAGCCGCTGTTTGTATCCCCGTGGTATGTGAGCGCGATCTGCTCACCCTTGGCCCCGTAGTAATCAACCAGTTCCTGGCGGGTCATCAGGTGCCTAAAGGCAACCCAATGGACATCTTCCCATGAACGGGCTGGTGACATGGTAAAATCAGCCCAATGCACATATTCGCACCGGATTGACTGCTCACCGATATATTCGATGGGATCGCCTTCCATAAAAGCGCCCATTGCATCCATTTTGACCAGATTCTGGTCTACCGGATTGCCGTCACCGTCAACAAATGACTGGCCAATCGGCACATCGCCCATCTGCCCCGGTGCCACCTCGCCAATGCCCATGACATTGTTGACCTGAACGGGCATGCGCTCCGGCTCACCCTCGACCAGCAGCGGCTCATAGACCATCCGCATGACGCCGCGCCCGACAATCAGCATGTCCTCGACCACGCGCCTGACGGCTGCATCAAAGTTGTAGACATCAAGCTGGTACTGCAAACCGCGTTGCAGGACAGTCGAGATAACGCGCCCGATGGGGTCTTGGTCCTTGAAACGGCGTGTGACACGCGGCTTTGGTGTCTTGTAATACAGGCTCGATTTCAGCGTATCCACGTTTGAATAGAAGATATTCATCCGCGTTTCGCGTGTGGTGCGCTCAGGGGTGTCATCCCTGTACCGGTCTATAATGTCGAAACAACGGTCATGCCATGTTTCTTCAAACTTACGCGCACGCCTGATCTGATCATTCCAATACGCCGCACGATCAGCCTTTTTGGTAGGCTCACGGTCATATGTATAGGATTCAGCCATCTACAACCTCCAGCCTTGCGGCTTGGTCGCGTTCTCCAGCCCAGCCATCATTTCGTCGATGGTGGGTGGACGCCACGGGTCTTCATCTATTTCCGGCGCTCTGCGCTGCCACGGACGCGCCATGCAGGCATAACGGATGTCGTCTGCCGCGTGGTCTTCCTGCGTCGTGTCAATATCTTCCAGCCGGTGCTTGTCGTGTGTAAGGACCGGTAGCGTCCTGATCGTGTCCACGCAGTCGCTAAATACATAAAGCATTGGGATACCATCATCGCCTATCAGACGCTGACGCACCTGATCCCAGCCATTGACCCGGCTGTTGTCAGCACGCCGGAACTTGACGCCCATTTTGCTAAGACGCTCACCAATTGACGGCCCACCATCAAATTTCCATATGCTTGGATCGCCTACGCTAAAATCAATGCGTTCATGGCGCTCACGGCTACGAATACCGGCCCCGACCTCTTCTGCGGTCATCCGCAGCCCGACATTTGGACGCCCTGATGACCCATACCATTCACGGTAGCGAACCAATGCGCCATCAGGGAACTCATCGTGATCGTCTGCGACAGCCCACCACCCTACGGAAAAAGGTGATGCGCTGCCCCAGTCAAATGACCTGAACCGTGTCCAGTGTTCAGGAATATCAAACGGCCTGATTACATGCAGATCGCGTTTCCAGACATCGCCAAAGAAACTGCCGACAACCAAATCCCAGTCGCCTTCACGCAGGGCGCGGCCCAACTCTTCAGGCAAGGCGCTAAAACTAGAGGCATAGGACGGGTCGATATATTTGTTGTCAGCCATCTTGGCCGGTATGTACATCGTCAACCAGCCCTTGTCGGCGGCATTATTAGGATCACGCATGGTGTGATCGTAAAAATAACTTTCAGCCGGTGCCGGATCGATATACAGCGCCTTCAAGAAATTATGGCTCTGACCGCCAGGGTTGGCCGTCATCACCAAGCGCGGCAAGAATTCTGCCTGCTTGGCCTGAAAGTTGCCAAGACGCATACGCGACTTGATATAGCCAAGCTGATAGGGCGTCATCTGACCCGCCTCATCAACCAGCGCTATATGTATCTCTGTTCCCTGAATACGGTCACAATCACTGTCGCGCTCCAAATACTGGAACTGGATCGTGCTGCCGTTATAAAACTCATACCGCTTGCGCGTTTCATTGAAGGTGCCAAGCTCTGACGGCATTTCCTTCTTCAACGGCTGTATATGGTTGCTGTCCAGTTCAGGCAATGAACGCCTGAAGATGAACGCCTGCAAGCCGGGGTTCTCCAAGCAAAAACCAATGATGTCCCAGCGCCCAGAATGCGACTTGCCGCCGCCAGCAGCACCGCCAAACAATATCTGCTTTGCTCTGCACTTATGCAGCAACGCCTGCTTTGGTTGCGGCGTGTAGTCCAGCTTGATCGTTTTCTGGGCCATCAGTTCTTAAAAAACCCGCCTTGTTGGCGCAGCGTGTTCTCCAAGCCAAATGGTGGCGGGGCTTCCATCCCGCCCTCTTGAAATTGTTGAGGCGGGAACAAAGACCGGCCAAAATCGCTAGTGGCTGCTGGCTCTGCTCTTGCGCTAATTACCCTAGCCTCTGCTTCTCCAAGACTGTCCAAGTAGACATTGAAAGCCGCTTGCGGGTTATCAGTCGCGTATCTGGGGTCATTATAAAATTTTTCTAGCGCATACCGCGCGTTTCGGGCCGTGGCCCAGTCGTCATAGTGCTTGTTTGCCAAGCGAGTGGCCTTGCCCAATTTGCTTTTAAGTTCTTTCATGCTGAACTTATCAGCTAGATACGCGCCCTCGCCTGATTCTCCACGCTCATATTTGGCCAGTTTTGCAAATGCGGCGGCTATCCATTGCTCACGCTTGGGGCTTTTACGCTTGTTGTAGGTGTAGCCAAGCTCGTCGCTTAGCTCCCGACGAATTTCGTCACCGTACCTATACCAATTTGCCTGGTTGAACAGGCGACGTGGCTGGAAACTGTCACGCAGCGCCATTTCTTCATAATATTTTATGCGCTCTGCATCAGCGAACTTTGAAATGTCTGATCTGGCCGCATTATACAAAAATTCGTTATTTCGTACTGAAGCCAGCACACCTTCGTTCTGATTTATTGCAGTGGTCACAGAGGCCAGCGGGTTTGACACGCTTGGGTTTGAGCCGCGTGCAAAACCCTCAATTTCTTGTACCGCGTGCTGTATTTCATGCACCAAAGTCGATTTGATGCGCTTTTTTAACTCTTTGCCAGAAATGGACTGATCTGCAAATATCGGCCCCATGTCGCCAAGGTTAATCTCAATGGTGTTCGTCCTTGGGTTAAACGAACCCCTGCCGGGGTCTTTGCGGTCATACTTAAGAACAACAGGGTAGTCTTTTAGCTGCGGATAGTTTTCATAAAGTTCATCGTGGTCTAGGAACTCTGATAACCGCAGTTTGACGCCGCCCAGTTCGCTTGTGTTTGGCAAAACACGCTCAAGGGCATCACCAGTGATGTCGCCAAACAAGGCTGCGGAATCATCAGGTATGTCCAATTTTATCTGTGCAGGCCGGTCATCAATCTCAAACCTGAATTGGTTGTCCGGTAACTTGAACAGCCCCTTGCCAAAATCTCGCTCTGTTTCACGGAAAAATGACGCATCGTCTGTAGATGCAAATCGTTTTTCTAAATCAGGCAAAACGTCGTCTTCAAATCTGCCAAGCTGTGATGTATTCGCGTCCATCTGATCGATTAGTTGCGCTCTGCGCTCAACTAATGCGTCAGTGGTGTCGTCACCAAGCTGCATGCGTCCCTTGGTCAACTCTTGGGACACATACTGGTATTCGCTCATCAGAGTTTTTTGCTGATCAAGCAACGCTTGGTTTTTTTGAGTATCAGCAGCAGGAAAATCCCGCGCCTTGCGACCAGCAAAAATGCCAATCGCGCCTTCAGGGATGGAACCCTTCAGCAAATTAGCGCCGGTCATACCGCCGCCCATCACAGTCAGACCAAAGTTGTTGATCTCATCAATGACCTCTGGCGACAGTTCGCCGTCTACCGGTACATAGCGCGGATCACCACTCAAAGCCCTGCCTGCCGTCACAGCAGCGTCACGCACACCAGCAGCAGCCCCCTGCAACAACTTAGGAAACGCCGGAACAATGTCACCTTCAGGCGTCCTGCCTAAAGGCAAGATATAACCACTATCAACGTCCGTATCGCCTACCAGTGCGCTGCCTATGTCAGCAAAGACATTGCGCCCAGCATCGTCTGAACGCGCCGCCAAGGACGCATCTACAGGGTCAGGTATCGCCCTAATCAAACTGTCAGGCGTTGAACGCCCGCCAAAGCCAGCGCTGTCGCTGAACGGCGTTGCACGCGCATCTGTCATTAGCCGCTGCGCCATCATGCGCCGCGCGAAACTCTCTGCCATGCAACCTGAAACCCTGTGATTTTGTAGAAGCGGGCGTGTTTATATATCGCCTTCGTCGCCGCGCGACGGCTGGCCTGGGGGCATGCCACGGGGGCCGTCAGATTCTGATCCTGCCGTGCAGTCAGGTGGTCGTCAGTCCTGCAATGCAGAGCCACACTAGATCACAGCGGAAGCAGCACAGCCTTGTCCCAGCTTTGTCCCAGTTTAGCCTGTCGGCGTAACGTCAATGACCTCTGCGTCACCGCCACGCTCTATGTTGATCTGCACCGCTACGCCGCCACCTCTTTGGCTGTCAGAGCCAAACTCAGCCCTTTGCGTGCGCTCTAGATACCAGCTATCGGCACGCCAGTCCTTTTCACCGGCTTTTCCGATCCGGCGCACCCTGAGAGCGACAGCCGCGCTTTCTGCTGCGCGTACCTCCGCACCGAACCCGTCATCCTCATTGATCCACCGCAGCAACGTGCTTTCACTCACGCCTGCGCCTTGCGCTGCATGCTTACGCGGCACGCCATCGCGCAGTAACTCAAGTGCTGCACTGCGCTTGTCATTGCGGTCCATTACCACTGCTGATGGTTGCGCTACTGCAACCGGTTGCGGTTGCGTTTCAGGTTGCGCGGTTGCACTTGGTTGCAGCGCTTGGTTGCGCTTGAACCGTTCCCGCTTCACAGCCATCGTGCGTTCTTTGCCTTTGATCCAGCCCTCACGCTTACAGCGCTTTTGAATGGCCTGCCTGGTGACATCAAAGTCCTTGGCTACGCTTGTGAAGCCCTCGCCAGCTTCTATGCGTGCTTGTATAGCCTGCCAATCAACGAGTGCTGGCTGGTACTTACGCATAACGATCCCTGAATGTCTGAAAGTGGTTGCATTGACGCAACCATATGTTGCGCCAGCATATCGAAACGATACCAGATTTCGTGCCTTTGGCAACACCCTTGTCATAAAAAATCATCAGGCGTGCATCAGACATCATATCGATGCACTCTGGCTTTGTAGTGCAAGCGTACCAGCGCATCCATGTATCTGCGCTTTACGACCCTACCATCTGTCCCTAAATGCAACAGCCTTGCAAGGCGTGTCCATGGCGCACCTCTTGCCTTGAATGCAGCGCTGTGTGCGACGGCCCAGACCAGCTTGCGGTCATCTTCCGGCATCAGAATCGTTAGCTGCATGGCCCGATCATAGTCTGTGATCTGTCTGCTGGTAGGCTTCAGTATTGTCTCGCCTTGCTGTGTCCAGCCATAGCCATGCCAGTCCAGCGGATAGTCTGGCCATGAGGACAGCTTCTGTTTACGCATGGCTGGCGGCATGCGCCTATCCGTTTCGGCTGCTGTTAAGAACAGGTCATGTAGTCCGTTAACGTCGTTCAAACGCCTTCTCCATCTGTTCAATGAACTGCCGCTGTTGGAACTGGTTCCATTTCCAGTAGCGCTGCCGCGCTTCTTTGAACGCCTCTACAGACCATTCGTCCCTGCATCGGCGCCATACTTTGTCCTGTCGTGCGATCCATCGATCCACCCGGAATTTGTCTGCGACACACCTGTAATTGAAATTGGTGCGTTTCACTGATTGGCTTATAAGTCGTTGTATCTGTTCAGCTTGTGAATTAGTGCTTGACGGATTTTCGGCCATTGTTAAAATCATCTCTTAGCGCAGGGCTATGCTGTTCAAGCATGGCCTTTTTTGTTTTCAACTTTTAATTCATGTATTCGATAGCCTTCTGGCATAGCGCCATGGCTTAGTTTAGTAATCACGCTTGTCTGGCGCGGGATTTTGTTGACAGCCAGGCCGCACGCCCGGCACACGCCATCGTCCAGCTTGACCGCGCACCGCACGCACTGGCCGAGCGCCTCACGCCTCGCAAATGTGCCATCACCCTGCATTATCATGCTGCTTGCCCCTCGCTGCCCTCATGCACGCCTCTGTCGCGCACACGAAATGACCGCTGGCTAGTATCACCCATGTCCCTTTCACGATCCGGTGTTCTGTCCCGCAGATCGCACACTTGCTGGTCGCCAGCGGTGATGCTGTCGGCTCGTTTGGCCGCTTCTTCTTCGCCATGTGCTATGTCCTGGGCTATGTCTGCCAGCGCGTTACGCAAGTAACCAAGCGTCAGCGTGCCGTGACTGAACTCGCCGCCAGCGAGATAAGCCCAGCGACTGTTGTGCTTCTGTGTCGGCACGCCATACAATTCTGCTATATAAAAGAGACCACGCCCTTCAGCCTCTAGCCGGACAATCTCACGGTCAGCATCTGCCAGCGCCTCATCTCTAGTCATCGTCGTCATCTTCTGGCCATTCCGCATAGCCGTTGCCGTGACACTCTGGACATTCACCAAGCCGTTCTATTAAGTACCCGCTGCCTGATCGGTAGTCGGGAACCGCTTCCTCGACCAAGCACGCGCCTTGGCCCATGCACTGCTGACACTCCGGCAATTCTTCCCACACGCCTTGATGACGCATCACACGAACCGTGCGCGGCATGTCAATTGGCCCACTAGCCACCCTCTGCCTCACACATCTGCCTGATGATGTCGGCCTGGCTGGTGCCACGCAGATGCAGCAACGGCTTCAGATACGCCTCTACATGCCCCAGCCGCTTGGCTGTGACGCAGTAGACGCCGCAACAACGCAGTCGCTCTTGCACATCTTTTTGATTAGCTGACAAGCTGCCGCCCTTTGGCCGCTTCAACTCAATCATGATTGGCCCTTGGTCAGCCGGATCACGCCAACCAGTTTCAGGCACAAAGATTTCCAGATCAGGCCAGCCAGCAGCCATGCCCAGCTTCTTCAGGCGCATTTTGTATG